CGGGGTAGCTCCCTGTAGGTCGGCCAGGTCGGCGGGCGGCGCCGAGCCCGACGGCGTCCACGTACCGGGGCTGCCCATCGTGGCGCCGGTCGCAAACCCACCGATCGGCTGACAGCCGTCGGTGTCGTCGGGCGGCTGGACGGTCGTGATGCCGACGTAGCGCAGTGCACCCTCGGGTACGCCGGTCACGTTCTCCAAAGGGTTGTCGTTGTACGGCCCGACGCCCCACGCCGCGGCGGCGCCGTACAGCTCGCCCTTCATGCCGAGAGCCAGCGGTGCGCTCTCGATCGTCAGGTCGCCGTCGAGCATCCCGTTGCGGACGTTGTACCCGGCGAAGTAGCCCCATTCGGGATCACCGCCCGATGCGCATGCGTCGGTCCCGGCCTTCTTCGTCCAGACCTCGATGGCGTAGCTGAGCGGGTTGGGCTCACGGGTGAAGAACGCGCCGGTCATCGTCCCGTCGGTGGCGTGGTTGGGGATCGCCCCGCCGAGCATGACCAGAATCTCGGGGTCGACCTCACACAAGCTGATCGTGACGTTGACCCACTTGACGCGGTCGGAGTCCTTCTCAGCGATGCAGAAGTCGCCCCAGGCGTTCTTCTGCGTGTACTCGTCGCCCGTCTCGACCTCATCGGACCACGTGACCGAGATGAACCCGGACGTGACGATGACGCCGCACGGGTTGGTCAGGTCGGGAGCACCGCACTCATCGAGGGCGGTGAGCCGCAGGCGCCGCCCCTTGACCGAGCGGAGCTTCTTGGTAGGCATTCCGATCCTCCTGAGGTCAGGTAGCCGGGGTCACCAAAGCCCCGGTCACGTAGCAGTCCCATCCGACGACGTAGGTCTGTTCGATCAGCACCAGTTCGTCGTTGATGGCGATGTTCCAGGCGACGTCGGTCGACGGCTGACTACGGCGCATGACGAGCGCCCCGGTCCCGTAGATCGCTGGCGCCCCGGCCGCGTAGTAGCCAGCCCCCACCGCGACCGGCGTGCCGATCGCCGTCTCCATGCGGTCGCCGTTACGCACGAGCTGCGGGGTGAGTCGGATGGCGGTGGCCCGGTCCATGTGGATGACGCCAGTGCCGTGATAGTTCACGCCGAGCAGCGCTTCGACGTTGCCGAGCGCGGTCACCGGGGACGTGGCGGTGGCTTCCGTCACCGCCGCGTTAAGCAGTCCCCACAGGTACTTCTCGACGGCGTACTCGGCGGCATCTTGGAGCACCGTCGCCGCCTGCTTGGCGCCGACGTCGAGACTCTGGCCGGTGCGCTTGATGCCCATGTAGAGCGTGATCGGCTTGAACTCGTCGGTGTTCGGGCAGTTCTCGAACTCCTTGGCCGCGGGGACCGACCCCCCGTTGATGCACTGGTCGGTCGTGGTGTTCGGGTCGATGCACGCCCACGACTCCCACTGGACGCCGGTCTGCCAGTAGGTGTCGCTCGGATTGACCGGGGGCGCGACCGAGAACAGGCCGAACGGATGAGGCGTGACGACCGGCGCCTCGATCCGCGTGTAGAGCGTGCTCAGCGCAACCATGTGCTACTCCCTCTCCTGATAGCCACCTATCAGGGGCAGCAGGCCGTGACGCCGTCGACAGCGAGGTTGACGGTGTACTTGCGTCCCTGCGGACCGCGGCGGCACACCTGATAGAACTGCTCGCTCCACGCAGCGGTGAAGTCGTTGGTGGCGTTGAGCGTCGAGTCCCGCACGACGCCGAGGTCAATCTCGCCACCGTCGATCGAGAAGTACGACCCGGTGAGCCAGAGGGCGAAGGTGAGGGTGGCGGGCCACTTCAATGCCGCCGTGGAGGCGTAGAGCGGCTGCCAGTCCGGGGTGAACTGAGGCCGCACGCCACGAGCGGTGAGCCACGACGTGATCTGCCCGTCGGTGATGTTCATGGCGTCGAAGACGCCAGCACGCATCGCCATGTTCGAGCGGAGCACTTCGAGCGCCCAGTCGGGCAGGAGCAGGTCGACCGAGCGGCGCTTGCTGATGCGGTACTGCGAGCGCAAGTCGGCGGCGGCGAGCGAGATGACGTTGAGCAGGTCGCCAGCGGCGTCGCTCGGCATCATCGCCGCGTCGGGGGCGACGGTGGCCGTGTCAGCGATGACCTTGGCGATCTTCGCCGCCGAGAGGCGCCGCTGGTGGGCGCCCATGACGATCGAGAGGAACTGCCGGGTCAGCTCGGGCCATGCCCGGTCGCTGAGGTTGCCGTGGGTGACGCACAGACCTTCGGCCTCCATGCGGCACTCGGTCCAGGTCGGGCACGGAATCTTCATGCACGGCTTCTCGGGGCCAGCGGGCTGCGTGGCGGCGCTGATGTCCTGCGCTTCGGTCCAGGTCCACAGCGCCCCGGAAACGTCACCGATGCCGTAGAACGACGGGACCATGACCCCGGCGCGGACCTCGGAGCCGAGGCTGGGCAGGTCGAAGATGTTGTCGATGTCGGGGCCGATGTCGAACAGCTCGAAGATGGGCACCGACGGGGCGCACCATCCACCGGAGGCGACGAGCGCCGGGGCGGTGGGCTGACCGATGAGGTCGTCGATCGAGCGGACATTGGCCTGCGGGTCGGTGCCGAGCGTGTGGGTGTGAGGCACCTGCACCCGACAGACGGGGGCACGCTGGCCTTCGGACAGGACGCGGGCCCGGTCGTGGAACGACTGAGCGACCTGCGTCAAGTCGATGACCGTGCCGGGCGAGACGCCGGGCAGGTCGACGGCTGCGGTGATCGTCACGGCCGGGGTGCGGCGGTGCTCGATGCGCGGGCGGGGGCTGCGCCGCTGAATGTCACGCAGCGCCGGACGGGTGCTCGCGGTGACCGATGCGGACACGAGCTCGCGCTCGACGGCTTCGGGCTCGGCGGGCGCCTCGGGCTCGGCGTCGGGCTCGGGCTCGGGCTCGGGCTCCGGGTCTTCGGTGCTGCCGTGGATGCGCTCGGACAGCGCGGCGATGCTGGCGTCGTCTTCGAGGGCGGCTGCCTCGCGGGCAGCGGCCTCACCGTTGACGCGCTCGATGTCGTCGGCCAGCGCGGTCATCGTGGCGACATCGCGGCTGCCTTCATCGAGCAGGCGGTCGAACTCGGCGGTCAGGCTCTCGACGAGCGCCGTCAGCGCGTCGTCGTCAAGCTCGGACAGCTCGGCGGGAACATCAGGGCGGCCGGTGTCTTCATCGGCGGAACGCTTGGTCATCGGATTCTCCCGTATGAAGGGTCGGGGTTCGGATGCCAGGCTTCGGCCCGGTCGCCTGCCTCACGGGGCTTCGGCCCTCGTGTGGTCTTACGTCGTTGGGCGCGCACGATAGCACAAAGTGCAACGCCTGTGTCGATAGGTGTCTATCAGCCGAGATGGTTGAGGGTCACCCGGCCGCTGACCTTGCCGCCCGAGTTGGTGTTGAACGGGTAGAGCCGCATGTAGAAGCTCGCCGCGTTGGCGTCGTCGGTGACGCTGGTCGAGCGGTAGACGCCGAGCCCCTTGCCCGTCCCGGCCAGTTCAGCGAGCTGCGCGGCCGACAGGTTGCAGGCGCCTCCGGTGGTTCCCGAGCGGGCGACGCCAGAGCCGAGCACCGGGCCGTCCACGAACGCCGACACGGGCGACCCGGCCGGTTGAGTGGCGAACGAGTGGACCCACACGCCGGGCTGGATGGCCGAGCCCGAGCCCTGGGACGAGCCGTCACGGCAGTAGTCGAGGGTGGCCGACACGACGGTGTGAGTCGACACGAAGTCCTGAATCGCCTCGCCGTAGAACCAGCAGCCGTAGTTCTCGCCCGAGCTGGTGCGGCCGTGCATGACGCCGGTCGACCCAGCCGTGCCGTCGGTGCGCCAGGACGAGCCGCGCCAAGTGGCCGAGTCGGTCGGGTTGACGATCTGCGGTGAGGCGGCGAGCGTGTACGCCTTGGTGACGTCGCTGTAGTTGTTGAAGTCGTCCCAGGTGCGCACGAGCACGGTGACGACGTCCCCAGCGTCGAACGTGCCGACGGCAAAGCCGATGGCCTGGCTGGGGCTGACCGCCGTCTTTCCCCACACCTTGACGTACGCCCCGGAGCCGACCTTGTAGTAAATCTCACCGAAGGCGACGTCGGCACTGGCGTTGTAGGCACCGCGAACGACCATGCGGCCGTAGCTCGATTCGGGCTTCCAGGTCGTGATCGTCGCGGCCGGTGGCGGGGTGGTGTCGAGGATCGGCGTCTTCGGCCCGGTCGATGCCCAGTCGGACACTCCCCCGGCGCTGGTGGCCCGCACGCGCATGTATCCGGCGACAGCCGTCGTCCAGTCGGACGGGCTGGTGTCGTCGGCGCTGGCGGTCCACGTCGAATTGTTCGGGGACGTCTCGACCTCGTAGGCGGTGACGGTGCCCCCACCGGATGCCCACGTGAGGCGAAGGTTCTGTACTGGGCTCGTCGTGGCGGTCAGCACCAGACTGACGGGCGTGGTCGCCTTCAAGTTGGCAGGGGTGTTGACGTCGTTGCCCGCCTGCACCCACGCGCCGGCCGCGTCCTTGATGAACGGGACGGCCCGATAATTCTGCTGCACGCCGCGGCCTTGGGCGGTCACGTCGAAGCTGCGGACCGACCCGGCGAGCGGCGTGGTGTTGATCCATCCGGCCGTGGCTTCCCACACCTTCCATCCGTCGGGTTCGCCGTAGGTGGCGTTCGGCGTCCAGCTCACCTTGACCGCCGACGTCGTCGCCGTGGGGTACGTGACGACGTTGGTCTGCGTGGCGGGGTCGAGGTTCCAGGTGACGGTGTTGGTCGACACCTTCGCCGTCGAGTTGGTGCCGTCGCTGCCTTCGACGGTGTAGGCGGCGAGCGTCTTGTTGCCGGTGGCGGTGGACGACAGCAGCGGCGTGGCGTCGGTGACGGTGAGCGTGGCGACGGGCACGGTGGAGACGATCGAGCCGTCGGATCGTCGCACGATCCAGTTCAGACTGGCGTTGATGGTCGGCGGGACGATCGTGATGCGCACGCTGTGCGGGTTCACCCATGCCGCCGTAGCGCTGGCCGGGGCCGTCGGCACGGAGCCCCACAGGAGCTGCCAGACCCCGTTCCGCATGCCGTACACGAAGCTGGCTGGCTTCCACACCCCGCCGACACGGGCATAGATCGCCGGGGGGTTCTTCCAGGCGCCGCCGTGCCGACCGTAGATGCCGCGGGGGGCGATGTTCGGCACTGCTAGGCGCCTATCAGGTCACGACGATGTAGAGGTCGCCGTCCGGTGCCTTGGCCGTCGGCGGGTTGGTCGTGCCGACGGTCCACGACCACTCACCGAGCGGGCGTTGGTCGGTGATCGCCGCCGTGGCGATCGAGGGCTCGGTGGTGGTACGGGCAACGGTCGCCAGCAGGATCGAGTCGGCGGGGGCGGCGGTCCCGCCGTTGACCCACACGACGTTCCAGTTGCTCCCCGCTGGCCCGCCCGCGTTCGGGTCGTTGATGACGGCGTACACCGAGTCGGTGCGAGCCGACGCCGGGGTGGCCGAGGCGACGAGGTTGACGACGGCGGTGTTGCGACACAGGTAGGCGCCTTGATCGGCCTGGGTCGTGCCGAGGATGACCGCCGAGCCCGCCGAGATGTCGACCGAGAAGTTCGCACCGGCTGCGCGCTGCGTGACCGCGAGGCCACGCAGCACGCGATTCTTCGACCGGAACAGCTCTTGGATGACGTGCCGGTCGAGGCGAGCAGCGTAGGTGCCAGCCTGCAACCACTTGGGGGTTTCAAGTGCCACGGCGGGCATTCTTGCACATCGTGCAACGGCCGTCAGGGGACGGTGTCGGGCGGCGGCGGCTGGATCGAGGCGATGATCGGCTGAACCTCAGCGAGAATCTGCCCGTCACTGATGACCGACGGGTCGTTGCCAGGCCGCTCGACGTCCCCGGCGAGGGCCGAGGCGTAGGCGTCACCGAAGCCGGGCGCCCCGGCGATCTGCCACTGATAGGTGTCAGCGAAAGTCACCGGATGGATCAGCAGGGTGGGCTCGGTCGCGGCGGCCGCAGCGACGCGGTTGCGGAAGTCGATGTCTTGGGCGAGCAGGGCGACATCGGAATAGGCCATCAGTGGGCTCCTTCGAGTTGGGCGATGCGGGCGGTGAGTGCGCGGTTCTGGCGGATCAGGGCTTGCACGGCGGCAGAGAGGTCGGGGACCAGATAGGTCCAGTCGCCCTGCCAGCCCTGGAACGGATCGTCGCCGGGGTCGTCGGGAACGTCAGGCTCGACACCTCGCTCGTTCTCGTCGGCCACCTCCCAGTCGGCGTGCGCCTGGGAAGCCGACCCGTAGGCGATTGCGAGCTCGCGCCAGGCGACGTGCTCGGCCCACGTGCCGTACCCCGGCGTCACGGCGTGGGGGTTGACCTCGTGCATCTCCTGAGCGATGAAGCCGTGATACTCGTCGCCCTGGGGCTCGCCTTCTTCCGACACGATCCCTTCGTCGTCAAGCTTCCATTGGTGGCTGATCGGGCGCCAACGCATCACCCGCTCGATCGCTTCGTCGTCATCGAGGTCGTGCACGTTGCCCTTGAACGGGCCGTGGCTCGTCGTGTTGTAGGCGGTCTGGTTGATCGCCGGGCCGATGGTGATGGAGCCGATTTCGACACCCGTGCCGGACGTGGCGGTGCGGAACGACAGGAACCGTTGGCTGGTGGCGAGGGCGGCGCCGATGCGCACGAGCCAAGGGAAGGCGTTGACGGTCGAAATGGTCGAGAGCCACTGTCCCGACGGGCGCAGGTCGCATCCGGCATCGGTGTAGTAGGACGAGTTGCTGGTGCGTCCGACGTTGAGGATGCCCCCGGCGTCCCAGCGGGCTTGCTCGACCCCGGCGATGCGGAAGACGATCAGCCCGCCCGAACCGCAGTCGAGGAAGACCGACCCGGCCGCCGTCTCGTTGTTGAGGTACATCGACGTGGGCGAAGCGAAACCGACGTAGCCCTTGCGGGCGCCAATCGCGTCGACGGTGGCCCCGTCGTAGAACGCCATGTACGGCCCATTGGCGTCGTTGGTGAGAACCAGTGGGTTGACCGCACCAGCGAACCGTCCCTGCCCGGCGCTATAGAACGCCTTCAAGGAGCGCATGACGGTGTCTTCGAGCTGAAGCACCCCCGCGGTCCCGGCCCGGAACACCATCTGCTCGGTGCCCGCCGCTCCCCATCCGGCGAAGTCGCAGTAGACGATGTTGCCCGACGTCGGAACGTGGAGCCGGATGCGCGCCCCGGTGCTCGTGGTGCCGTTCGGACCGACGACGATGTTGCCTGGGTTGACGGCCGAGCTGATGACGAACAGGCCGTCCGACTGGGCCTGGACGGTCTTCACCGCGTTCGGGTAGAGCGCGATGACTCCGGCATGCTCGACGATGCGCATGTCGGTCGGGGTGCCCATGATGTAGCCGTACCGAGTGGCGAACGTCTCGTCGTAGAACCCGAAGTGCGGGGTCGTCGCCCCGCTGCGGCCGAGGCGAAGCGACTCGACGGGGCTGAGAAGTTCGAGCGTGCCGCTCATCCGGTCGCCGGGCACGTTGACGAAGCGGGCGTCGTACGGCGTCCAGTCGGTCGGCACTCCCCCGCCGCCACCACCCGACGACGAGGCCCGTTCGAGCGAGGCGAGGCGCTGGTTGATCTTGCGGAAGTGCGCCGCCATCGTGTCGGTGGGCCTGACGCTGTTGGGGACTCCGGTCATGTGACTGGCTCCTGATAGCCGTCTATCAACTCGAGCGGCACCGGGATGCTGGGCATCTCCATCACGACGGCCTTCACTTCGAGGGCGCCGTCGGCGTCGAAGCTGACCGCCACCTGCGTGACGCGGACAGTGATGAGTTGCGTCGGCACGCCGATCGGGGCGGCGAGTGAGCGGGGCACGACGAGCACGGCGTAGTCGCCGGGCATGATCCGCGTGTCGCTCATCCAGCGCGCCGGCTCCATGTCGATGTTCCAGTGGGCGACGGTGAGCGTCGAGTCCTTCAAGAATGCGGCGGTGCGATCATCGAGTGTCTGTTGCAACGTGACGGTCGGCCAGCCCGAGGCGAGTTCCCAGCGGCCCCGCGGGTCGGTGGTGACGGTGGGGTCGACCTTCCACACGCCGGTCGTGCTGGCCTCGTCAGCATCGCCGTAGACGGCGTTGGCGAAGTCCGAGCCAGACGCTCGCTGCATCTCGCGCACGCTGGCGCCGAGATGGAGCGGGGCGCCGACGAACGCTCGGGTGGCGAGGCTCCCTGCGGTGAGCACGCGGTTCTCGTCGATCGACCACCAAATGCCTTCCTCGTATTCGGCGTCGGCTTGGGCGCCCAGGTTCTCGCCGGTCTTGTAGGCGCGGGTTCGGAGCATGCCGGTCAGGTTCGGGGTGCCGAGGGTGACGCCGAGGTTGCCTCCGGGCAGCGCTTGGGTGTGCTGCCACATGCCCCAAATGATCAGCCCGAGGTCGGTGGTGGTGAACGTCACCGGGGTGTTGAACATGCGCCGGTTGAGCAGCTTCTTGTAGGTGACACCCATGACGTTGACGTTGTCCTGGCCGTTCTGGTACCACTCCTGCCACACGGCCCAGGTGCGGAAGCGGGCCTTGATGTCGCCCATCAGCCACACGTCGGTCGCGAGCTCGTCGATGTACGCCGCCTCTGGCGAGTTGCCCCGCGCGACGAATTGGAGATTGCTGCCCGATTCGAGGTCGAAGGTGATCGTGACCGATCCGAACGACGTGACCTCCTGCACAGGTTCCGACCCTGACGACGGGCCGATGGCGAGCGTCAGGTTGAAACTGACGTCACCGGATACGAGGCGCGCCACGACTCATCCGAGATACGTCGGGGTGAAGCACAGGTCGGCGGCGGTCTGCGCCGTGAGCCCGGTACCGTCGAACCGGACGGTGTTGTCGCCCGGTTGCAGCAGCAGGTCATCCCAACTCCACTGGTCGAAGTTGGTGTTCTGGTAGCGGGAGCTGGCAGGGAGGCCGTTGAACAGCACGGTCCGGTTGCGGGTGTCGATGACGAGCGTCTGACCGGCCGCGAGGGTGACGCCACCCGAACGACTCGTGGTGATCTGCACGCCGTTGACGGTGAACTTCGGATTGACGATCGGGCCGTAGATGGTCAGCATCCAGTTGGTCGCTGCGTTGCCGGGGTTGTGGATGGTGCGCCCGCCGATCGCTTCCGATGGCGGGTAGGCGCGGTCGAAGACGAGGTCGTAGGTGCGGCCCGCCTCGACGTCGACCGACGGTCGGATCGTCTGGCAGTGCAGCGCGTCCGGTCCCCCGGCGACGATTTCACCGGACGGCACCACCCACTGCGGAGCGATCCCCTGGGCCTTCGGACCTTCGACGGTCCACCCCCAGTTCACACCGCGCACGACGGCGGCTCGCATCTCGTCGGAACCGGGGAGTTGCCACGTCAGGGTGGGGCGAAGGCGTGGGCTCATGTACGGGGCGAGCTGGTCGATGAGGGTCTGCATCGACGGGTTCGGACCGGCGTCGGAGCACTCCCCGAGCAGCTTGTCCTTGAAGCGGATCGCCAGGGTGATCGCCCGAGCCCCGGTGTACCGGGTGTCGTCGAACGTTCCGTCGGTCAGCGACCGGTAGCGGGTCACTTCCCGCACTTCGGGTGAGCCGACCTGGATCGACGTCACGACGTACGGATCGCACCCGAGTTCGAGGACGCCCAGGTTGGCCTCGTACAGCTCCGCTTGCACAATGTGCAGTCTGACAGATAGACGGCTATCAGGCGACCATCGCCGCCTGCATCGCCACGAGGGTGCGCTGGGCGACGAGGTCGGCGTCGGTGGCGTCCTGAATGGTGGCGTTGGGCATCGACACGAGCGGCCCACTGAACCGCTGCATCCCACCCATGTTCGCCATCATCCGGTCGAGCCCGGCCTGCTGCATGACGGCCATCGCCCGCATCGGGTTGTTCATCGGGATGATCGCCTCCGGCCCGCGCTCAGCGACGATGCCCATGTGGGGCGTGTTGAACACGCCGCCGTCGGCGTGGAGCGCGCCCCAAATGCCCTTGACGATCCCGGCACCGGGGATGTGCGACACCTTGTCGATGGCGCCCTGGACGAGATTCTTGATGGCGTTGACCTTGTCGGCCACGAAGTCATAGGCCGACTGGATCGGCCCGGTGATGGCGCTCTTGATCCCGTTCCACACGCCCGAGACGAAGCTGGACAGACCCGACCACGCCGAGCGGACCTTGTCGAGCACGGCCTGGATCGCGGACTTGGCGATGTCGCGAGCGGCCTCGATCGGCGTGGTGATGGCCGTCTTGATGGCGTTCCACACGGTCGTCACGGTCGACTTGATCGTGTTGATGGTGTTCGTGATGAAGGACTTGATCCGGCCCCAGTTCGAGATGACCAACGCAACGATGAGGCCCAGCGGGCCACTGATGATGGCGATG